TCTCCACAATACTTAGAACCCACGACACCATCTCTGTTACTTCCACCTAATACACCTTGCAATGTCATACGAGCATTGTTAGTTGCTACGGATTGTAAAAAAATTGTGTTATATGAAAAATTATTACAAGTTCCATTATATGAAAAGTTGGTGCTAGAAAAAGCATTTGTGAGTGTTTCTGTATAATCACCAGTGCCATTATCAGTTATGCTAGATATGTTAAAGCTATCTAAATCATTAGCACCCTGATTATTTTTTACCCAACATTTAACTAAACTCTGCACAGTATTTTGTGTTACAGCAGTTCCGTCTGATGTATAAATTGCATTGTTTCCAATAGTATGCACACCTGTTACTGCGAGTGTACCACCCACTGTAGCATTTGCACCACTTAATGTTATAGCAGTATCACTACCACTTGTGCCTTGTAAGGCATCTACTTTGATTCTGCTCATGATACCACCAACCTTCCACCACTATTTACTGTTAATGTAACACCACTATCTATTGTAAATGTTCCAGTAACTTGTGCGTTTTCTGTGGCTAGTATTGTTGTGTTAGCAGTTAAGTTCTGTGCATTAGTTCTAAACAAACCACCTGCCTTAAAGTTACCTTTGTTCTCGGCTGCTGGTGTAACTGTGCCAGTTTGTGGTGCTAAAAAATTAACAAAAATATTTGCAGTTCCAGAACTAGGTGCAGCAGTAAATGTCAATGTTGTACCATCTGGTATTGTATATGCTGATGTGTCTTGCACAACACCATCTACAGAAACAAGCACATCTTGCACTGAACTTACAGTTCTGTTTAATGTAAATGTAGTATCTGAGTTATCACCATTGAATCTTTGTACAGCAGTTGTAGCTTCAAAAGTTGTGACAGGTGACTTACCAACAAAAGGCATTATGTAATCTCCATGTAAGATAAGGCAACGTCTGTTGCACCTGTTGCAGATACTGATATGCTATCTGTTGCTTCTAAAACAACTTTGTTACCAGCTAAAAGTTCTAATGATGATCCTGCTGGAATAGGTGCATTTGTAATAAGCTCTACTGGTTGATTCACTTCATCATTAGCATTTGTTCTATTACCAGTATCAGATGTTAATGTTACAGTTGCAGTAACTTGACTTGTTGTTGTATTTCCTAATATCAAACCTAGTATTATTGTTGTTGTGCTAGTAGCCACTGTGTAGATTACATCTGCACTTGTTACTCCTGCTTTGCTTGATAATTTAAAAGTATTTGCCATGTTATCATCCTAACGCTATTGCTAAAGCTGTTGCCTCATTCGCTGCATCTGTAGCACTTGTTGCACCTATATCTGATAGCACCTCTGATGCACTTCTGCTCTCTAAACCGTTTGCAGTAAATCTTGCAAACTCATCATCTGCCACACTAGAACTATCTATCTTGACTGCGTTTGTGTTTGATATACCAAAAGTTAATGAGGCTTGACCACCAATATCACTTAATACTTCAGATGCACTTCTGCCCTCTATTGATGTACCATCTACTCTTAGAAAATCATTATCTGCTACACCTGATGTAAATACTGGTACATTTGTATTTGATATGCCAGTAGCTGCAACTGCGGCTGTGCCTAATCCTAATGTTGTCCTTTGAGCAGCAGCATCTGCATCATCCAGTAATGCTTTACCAGCAGAAGTTAAATCATAAGTCCCAGCAGTTCCAGATCCAGTAAACTGTATACCTTTATCTGCGGCTGATGTTAAACCAGCTAGTGCTTGTAGCTCTGCGTCTAATCTTGCATTTGCTACAGTTCCAGATAGTTGAGAAGCGTCAATAGTTTTGTTTGTTAATGTTTGTGTACCTGTATCAGAAACAAGAGTTGCATTAGAGTTTCCTATTGTACTACCACCAGGCAATGTCAAAGTATTTGATGCTGCTTGACTATGAGGTTGAGCAGTTAAGGTTTGAGCATGAGCATTACCAGACTCACAATAAAATTTTAACTGAGAAGGTGAACCACTATTTGTTTTAAAATCTATCACTCCACCTTCAACTGTGAGATCGTCACCTACAGACAAATCTGCACCAACTGATGCGTTACCACTAGCATCTAAAAACACTGATTTTGATGCAGGTATTGTACAAAATATTGTCTTTGTACCAGCACTAAAATTAACTGCACTATCACTATTTGAACTACTAATAACTGTAGATCTGGCTATTGTACTAGAGTCACTGCTAAGTGTGCCTAGACCTACTTCAAACTCTGATGTGCCTGGTAGTGTGACTGCATAGTATGTTGTGTTAGAATTACCAACTCCAGCAGCAAAAGTTTCAAATCCAGTGACTGCACCAGCTAGTGTAAGTGTGCCAGTTCCAGTTGTGGTTGTAGTTTCTTTTACTCGGTCGTTTAATACTAATGCCATTATTTAAGCTCTATTGTTAAGTTACCTGCGTTAATTCTAAAAATATCACCACTTGCTATTGCTTTACTTGCATCTAATGCTCCTATAAATAATACATTACCACCAGAGCCAACTACATCTAAACTAGCACTAGCTGCTGTTGTTACAAACACATGTGTAATTGTATTATTAGTTCCACCAGAAGCTGGAAATTCTATATTAGAGGCATTTGTGCAACTCTGTGTATCAGCAGATTCTGCTGTCAATGTCCACCCAGAAGCTGCAACTTGTTGCCTTGCATAGTTTGTAAACGTAGCCTCTGTTATTGATGGATCTCCAGATTCACCAGTTGAGTCATTAAAGTTAGATACTGCCGTTGCTAATCCGACATATATACTATCTCCAGGTGAACTAAACGATGCCGCATTATTTTTAAAAATAAGACTTAAAAGTCTATTCTCTAAGAAGGTGGTTGCTGCATTTGCTGTTGCCATTTTCTACTCCTATGTTCTTGGCCTTGATGGTAGACCAACTCTGTATCCATCTGTATTCTCTCTTGCTTCTCCAAGATCTTTTAGTCTTTCTAAATACTGTAGATATAAACCATTATAATTTTGTATCACATCTGGTTCACCTTTCATAAAAGAATAACCCTCAACAATCGATCCATAAAGTAATGCAAATGGTGCATTTGTACTTAACCATGTTGTTGTGCTATCAGAACCTGCAGTAATGCTAGTAGGTCTATAATAATAATGTAATTCAATAGAATAATTGCTATTTGGAGTTGGTGCCAACATGAAATTATCTTCATCAAACCTAGCGTAATATCTTGGTAAACCAGTAGTGCTTGAAGCAGGAGTATATTCTCTTAAAAAATTAACATCTTTTTGCAATAAAAAACTCTCAGATCCAGACGTTGTTATTTGTAAAGAAAAAGAGGCCAAATAATCAGAGGGAACTGTTAGAAATTGATCAGAAGAAGTTAAGGCACTTGTTACATTTTTTCTAAAAATGTCTAAGTCAATACTTTTAAATATTTTCTCTTCTGCTGCTTTAATAAAGTTATCTATATTATTTACAAAAACAGTCTCACTATTATCTGTATAATCTTGTATAGCAGTTTTTAAAGCAGACTTTGTAAAACTCATGATGATAAACTAACGGGACCTGCACTAGCTCGATCTCCGCCTCCCTTTACATTACCAGTAGTAGATGATGCACTTACTGTAAAAGTATATCTATCTGTACTAGTTACAGTTATACTATATCCAGAACTATTTTCAAACACTGCTTTTGTAATACCATCAAAGCCTATACAATTTCTAAATCTAACAGTATCAGATGATGATCTGCCATGATTCTTTTCAAATACAGTTATAACTGTTGAACTAGAATCAGCTACACCCGTAGTAAAAGGATCTTTAAACAACATTGTCTGTACTGCAGGCTCAGTTCTATCTGGTCTTGCATTTCTAATTGCCTCTGGATCTGTTTTAATTCTTAAGACTTCTAATTGTGGATGTTTTTCTTCGTACTCGTCATATCCTACAAATGCACCATTCCATTCCTTACGCATGTCTCTAATTCTATACCTAAATCCAGATCTATCTGATATTCCATAAGCATGTTTACCACTCGCAAATCTTGGCATTATACCCTCAAAAATTTAATATCGGGCGTTAATTTTAATGGTACCCTATCGTCATCCTCATCGGATGCTCTTTGAAACTCTTCTTCATAAACTGATTTTAATAATTGTATTCTATCTGGTGCTTTTTTCATTGCTAAATAGTAAGAAAGTCCCGCAATCACACATGGTAAAAATCTAAAAGGTGCATCTGTAGTATTAATTTGTGTATCTGCGTCTTGTATTCTTCTAACGTAGTAATAAATTAAAGAGTCTGTGCTATTTTCTGGTGTTGGCCAAAGTATTAAACTTGGAGTAGTTCTTCTATCAAAATAATATTGTGTTGGTCTTCCTGTTTGTGTTTTAGTTGGTATGTTTAAATATTCACCACGAGACATTCTAGTCATCATAAAATCTGTACTGCTTCTTCTAACTGCTACTTCTAATAAATCAGTGTAATCAGAAGTTAAAGCGTAAGTTGCAGTTCCAGATGTTAAAGCTTGAGTTTCTTGTTGAACAGTCCAAAGATTTAAACCTCTGTTTGCCCATTCCGCAAACATTATATTTAAAGATCTTCTAGCAGTTTTTAAATCATAACCAGTTCGTGATTCTAAACCACATCTTTCATAAGCTTCTTCTATGATTTCTGCTACATCTAAGTCAAAATCTCTTGAATCTGAAGTTGCCATTATCTATGCCATTTTCTTTTTGTTACTGGCTTTTTTCTTTTTCTTATTTAAAAAAGCTTGAAGACCAGGGTTAAGTTTACTTTTTGTTTTATTTTTTACCTTTTGGATTGCTTTGTTTAATTCAGTTTTTTTATTTAGAGAACCGCCAAATTTTTTCTTAATTGTTGGTTTAGCTTCAAGTTGAATTATTTTATCTTCTAATCTTTGAATTTTTCTTGTTAATATATTTTCATTTTTCATTTTATCAGCAATTTGTTTTCTTAAACCAGACATAGTTTGTTTTGTTGTATCAGGCATTATTTCTTTCTCCTTTTAAGTGCTTTAACTCTTCTAGGCTTACCCGCTGGTTGTCCTAATCTTTTCTTTTGTGCTATCCTACTACGTTTTTCAGCCGCTGTCATCTCAGATGCAGTTTTAGGTGTTTTCTTAGAAATACGTTTTGTTGGTCTGCAATAAGGCGTACCTCTTTTTTCACCTTTTTGTCTACCGCACTTTTTACCAGTTCTTTGATCTTTCCAATCTTCTTTGAACCATCTTTTAAGTGCTAAACCAGCTTTTGTTTTTCTAACTGCCATTATGCGTAAAACGTTTCTTTTCTTCTCATT